CCCATAAATTTCTTCTCCTTATATAAGTTTGAGTATAGGTAGTATAGCAATAGCCATACATACATATCTAAACACATTATCATACCATTTATAGTATTGTACGATACTGCATTAAGTTCTTCACTCCGTATAAAACTAATCGCAAGTTGCCCTAAATAGTGCGTGGCGAAGATAATGACAAAAGTCCGATAATCGCCTTTGAGTGCAAACGGCAATATTACCATTACTAACACATTTATTATAAGGCATAAACTTGATACATAGTATTTTATAGTATTAGTTACTACAATGATTGCAATAAGCACAAGATATTGTTTCCAAGACAAGTGCCATTTCTTCACGCAAGCACACAAGTAAAAGTGATAGGTTAGCAAAGTGGTTAAGCCATAAACCATTTGTTGCAACCACACACGGCTATCGACAAACTGCCCTGCCTTGACTATCTTCTCGTTATTGACAACAATGACAAACTTGCTCGCCAACTGTGGCACAAGTTTCAATATCGCATAAAGTGCTAAAAACACCCAACACAATATTATCATAGTTCTCAATACATTCTTGTTCATTGTTCGCCTTTTGGTTATGAAAATCCCCTAACAACTAATCTCACGACTTCATCATTAGGGGACTGTGGGGGCTATTATTATTTTGCTTGTTCTTCTTGATAGTCTGCAAACGAGCCTGTGTAACCGAGATTTGCGACTGCCGAACGATACTCTGCTTTCAATCTTTCGAGTTGTGCTTGTTTCTCTTGTTCTTCTTGTTTTGCTTTAAGTTCCACAAGTTCTTGTTCTTTAACTACCGTGTATTCTTCAAGCGAGCCGTCAAACACTCCGTTTAGAATGTCGTTTCTCCAAGCCTCTTTATATTGCGCTTGCCGTTTTTCTTCTTCGGCTTTCTCTTGTTCTGCTTTCGCTTCTTCTTCGGCTTCAAAGTCTTGTTCCGCTTTCAAGATTGCATCATAGGCTTTATCAAATCCGAGTTTTTCGGCAACTTTTCTACCTTGATATTGTTTTGCGTTTTCAAAGCCTGCACCTTTTACACCAAGCACAATCGAGATGAAAAGCACGGCACACACAACAACGCCAATGCAGATGTTCGCCCAAAGCGGAAGTTCAACCTTGCCAAAAAGCAAGCCACAACTTGTAGCACCACCACTTGCAAGTGAAGCAATAAGACCAACGAGAATACCGATGATTGACCTCGGGTTTCTCTTCAAAAAGTTCAAGAATTTGTTTTCCTTGATTTTTTCCTTACACATATTTATCACCTTTATAATTTTTGTTATCTTATCATTACCCTCTTTATAGGTAAGTTTCTTGATTGCGGGTTTAAGTGCAATCGTGATACCCTTTGCAAGACCTTTTGCCGTAACTTTTACCGTTTGAGTTAGGATTACTACCAACAAAAACGATACGGCTTTGGCAATGACGGTTGTTATAGTGTAGGCTATTGCTTCTTCTATGAGTTCTTCTATGATTTCGTAAGTTAGGAGTAGCCCAAATCCCTTACAAAATGTTTTCAGCCAAGAACTAAAACTCCCCTTATTGTGTGTCTTACAAGAGCGGTTGTTCCACGATTTCGTCACCTGCGACTTCGGCAACCGCACATTGTTCGACAACTTGCTCATCGTGTGCCTCCGCTACTTCGGCAACGGGTTCTTCAACCACATCGGCAATGCCCAATCTCGATTTCAAATCATCACGATAGGCAACCACTTGTGCAATATTTTCTTCCGTGTAATCGGCAACATTTGCCTGTGCTTTCTCAAAGGCAACTCTCGCTTCTTCGAGTTCAGCAACGGCTTTGTCCTTTCCACCGAGCCACGCATTGCACTCATCGAGTTTATCTCTCATAAGTTGTTCAATGTTGATAAGTTCCATAATATCTCTCCTAATGATATTCTTAAATGATTTTTAAGCCGCCCAAGATACCGAGTGCGATAGCGGACGCGATTACGATACCGAGTATAATCCAAACCGTGACCTTGATACGAGGACGGGTGCGTTCATCAGCCTTTTCGTATCTGCAAATGATACCGTCAATTCCGTCGATGAGCATACGCACAAATCCGCACGGCACTTTGATTACGAGTACGCCGATGAGATAGAATGGTGTCAAGAGCGGCACGACTATCATTTGTAACCACTTCGGTAAGTGCGAGATAATGTTGAATGTGTCGAACAGTGCTTTGTTGCTGTCGTATTCAGCCTTTTGCACCTCGGTTTGAGCGTCAATGAAGTCCTTTTGTGTTTTTTTGACTTTCGATTGTTGCTCGCCGATGAGTTCGTCTTGTTTGCCCTTCGCAAGTGCTTGGACAGTGGCTTCGTCCTCCACTGCCTTTGCAGTTGCCATTGCGTTCACAACATCTTTCGCTTGCTGCTCGTAAGTTTGGTTGGAATCGAGTTTGAATTTGACATCTTTCAAAGAAACATCGGCAATCGACTTGTCGGAAGTTTGGGCTACCGATTGTATCGCCTTTTCTTGCTTTTGTTCTTTTTCAAGTTCGTCAAAATTTGTCATCTCAATCATACTTCTACCTACTCATCTCGCATAATATACCCTTTATCCGAGAATGTCAATACTTTATGTCAATTTTGTTTGAAAAAGTTTTTATAACTCTATTGAGTATGAAGTCAACCGTTCTTGGATATACTCGTATATATCATCTGTTATTTGTTTGTCGTGGCACAAGTTTATGTTTATTATTTGTTCTTCTGTCAATGAATACTTCCCATTATCCAAAAGGTAAATGCCAGTCAAGATATGATACCACGTCTTTTTATCGTCTAGTTTGCGGTTCAACCCGTATTTAACCAAACACGTTTTATAGTCGTGTATATGCTCAAAAATATTATAATCTGGTTTTTGTGAACCATATAGAACCTGCATATAATGATATTCATATGCGAACGGAGCAAACTTTGGTTCAAGTAACGAAACACCCCAACATTCTTTTTGTTTTAGTTTGAATAATTTTGCCAACAGTTTTCCATTATCTATATCTTGGGTATAAAATATAAAGTCGTGGTCGTGTGGGTTTTTTATCCACGGAAGCGTTCTCGAACCAGTTTTTACTACCGAAATAAGCCACGGTTTGAACTCGTCTAATTGTTCTTGTGTTAGCATATCATACCTCTTGGTTTAATTAAATTTCACTATGTCGCTATTAGAGTATCCACTTGCGCTAAAATACACACTGCCATCAAGATTTCCTCTATCTTGGTCTGTATCTGCTACGATTGTGGTATAGTCCGATGAATTTGCATCTACGCTGAAAGAACCAGACTTTTGAAGAGCAAAGCTGTCCCAATTTGCAGTAACAGCAACATTATTCGGATTGGTACAACGAAGTGTAATAATAAAATTATTTCTATCATCCTCCATCCACGATACAGATATGTTTGTTGGCATTAGAAGCTTACCATAAACTTTTTCCTCATATGTAAAATTGCTCTCTGTACGCAAAGATTCGCACCCATTCGTGTCTTCTAAATATGCGACAACCGAACTGTCCCCCCACGAAACCGCCGAACCATCACCATCAGTAGACGATAAACCAATGTCGTGCGACATCGTTGTTTTTGCGTTAATACTAAAACTAACCGTATCTCTTATTACGCCTAACGAATCACGTGCAAGAATATAGCAAGTTAGTGCCTTATCGCAAGGATTAGTAACTGTTACAGTAGCCGAATATAGCAAATTGCCAGAACTGTCTGTCCAGCATTTTGCGCTGTTTATGGTTGGCTGTTTTACAAAGACAGTTGTAGTCGTATTCCCTTGCTTTACATATACCAAATTTACAGCGGAACTTACAGATGATTTCTTGACTATAACGTTACTTACAGATGTAGACCCTATTTTTAACGCCATATTTTCCTCATAAAGTTATCGTCAACGTAGTACCAGAAAGTGAGAATGTCGGCACACTTGGTATATCGGACTTATGTGCAATTTGTTGCCAAGCACCATATGTAAAAGTGCCAGCCGTATTCCCGCTATATACACTTTGGATATACTCTTCGCCTAAATAAGTCATAAATTTACGCACACGGTATACCCATTTCCCTGTCGTTTCATTACCAACGGTTGGGGTTAGAGGTGAATACACGGTCATCATAAACGCTCGTTTTACAGGAACGTTTGTCATTGTAGATACAATCGCGTCAGCACCACAATAATAATTGCCAACCGACAAATATGTTACTGTGTTCAGGTCTGCATTTTCTCCAACCGCAGTACCGTACGGAACGCTTTGCAACGAGAAACGAGAGTTAAAATTGTCCGCCGTTAAATTGCCTGTAAAAGCACCCGAATTTGACTTCACAAAATTGCTATCGTTTGTGAGTTGACTTGTTTTTGTCGGTATCGTAGGCTTGTTTGACAAGTCGTTGTATGAACCCGAAGTAGCTACCTTTGCCAAACCACTAACCGAAGAAGCGGGGATTTGTATCTCCTCTTTTGCCGTAGCACTTGTTTTCTTGTATAGTTTATACATTGCCATTGCGATTCCCTCTTATAAAAGTTATTGCAATTCCATAAACAAACCGCCTACCATCAAATCCGCACTGGGTGTTGTTTGTCCACTTGTTCCCCATTCAATCGATTTCCCCCCTGCCGTAACACGACCTTTCGCATCGACATTCACGGCACTATATTGACCTGCGGTGACACCTGTTGGGCGCAATGAAATGGGTGTAGGAGAGTTTGCCGTGCCTGCTGTGGTTTGGAAATCTGTTGTGTCCAAATCGTACTCCCTTTCCGAACTGCCGTCATAAGATAGTGTGCGGACACCGCCCGACACCATATCTACAACTTTTATCTTTAATGCACTCGACACCTTGCCAGCGGAGGTTGCATAGTTCGCATTAGTCGCTTTGGTCGCATTTTTAACAGTTGTGCTATTAGTTTCAAAAATGTCTGTGATTGCTTTGCCGTTTATCGAGGTCGTAACATTCGTGGCATTGTCGGCGGTTTCGGCTTTTTTGACTTTTGTCGTGCCGTCTTTGAGGTTTGAAATCTCGGTAGCGTTTGCGTTTGCTTTTGAAAGTGCCGAGCTTGCGTTAGAGGCAACTGTTGTATCGGGGACAAGTGTCTTTTTTGTGCCGTCCCACTTTACGAGATTGCCGTCCGTCAGCCCCTCGCGTGTCGCCAAAGTCTGTAAATCGCTATTCGTGACATCAATGTTTCCGCTCGCGTCTAGTTTAACATCGCCTACTTGTGCGTTGCCGTCGCCGTCTATAACGAGTGCGCCATAGTTTGTACCGTCATACTTCGGGACTACAATACCAGCGGGGGTTGTGAGTTTAACCGTATTGTCTTTCGCAACTTCAATCAGTTTGTCCGACACTTTGAGCGTTGTGCTGTCGATAGAAGTAGTAGTGCCGTTGACAGTGAGGTTGCCGCCAATCGTGAGGTTGCCAGTTACAGAGCCGCCCGCCTTATCGAGTTTTTTCGCAAGTTCGGTATCGACATCGGTTTTTGTTGCATAGCCCTTATCAACCGCCGCAGTCACACGACCTTTTGCGTCCACTGTCAAGCCTTGATACGTACCAGCAGTCACGCCCGTGCTTGGAAGTCCAATAGCGATGTTCTTCAAAGAACTATCATTGTGCGATTCCACTATGGCTAAATCACCTTTTTGAAAGCCTACGACTGTTTCTGCACTTCCATCATAGGTACATTTTCTACTATAGATTGAAGCACTTTCTTCTTTTTCAGCAAAAGAAAGGATATTCGTAACCTTGCTTGCCTCTTTTACGACCGCTTTCGACAAGTCCGCAACATTGTTCGTGACTATACTCGTACTCGCATCACTTGCATTGTTGCGCACGTCATCGACTTTGCCTGCGCCTGAAATGCCCGTAGCAAGTTCTTGAAGTGCGTCCTCGACATTGCTTGAAGTGAATTTGCCACCTGCGTCAACGAGTGTTACTTGTTCAGCCGAGGTTTCGGGGAGAACTTGTACCAAAGTACCTGCGGCATCTATTACACGATGTATTTTTCTTTTTTCAGTTGCCATAATTTATATCACTCCTATTAGTTTTCAGTGTATACATAATCGTCCTTGTCAAGTTTGCTAAAATCGACTTCGGACACATTTTTAACAGCGACAATCTTCGTAGACATATTCTTGACTTGCTGTAACGTCATTCTAAAACCATTAGCACCATTATTGACAAATATATCGGACGATTGCCTAAAACCTTTTGTAGGCTGTTCTACGGCTCTAAACGATGATAGCCTAATAGGGACAAGACCGAGTTCTTGCGCAGACTTGTCACCTTGCAAGGTTTCCCCGTTGATTTGTGGCTGGTTAATGAGTTTGTTGTAGTCGTGTTCTCTAAAAGTGCCAACCGCCAATTGCACATCAAGTTCGCTATCTCCAAGCGTTGCCCCCAACCTCTCGTCTTGGAAACTTACGTTTAGGGTTTCATCTTCCTTGTCAACAACAACACTATCATCATTCAAGCCACTTGCCGTAACCTTTTCATCTATTAAGTTTACAGTAAGTTTATCGTCCATTGTTGTTACTCTATCTTATTATCTTTTTCTTTCACGCACATTGTGCCGTGATAAATGCCTGTGATTATATCGTTTGTAATGGTTTTTGCGGTGATGTCGAAGTTTTTCGTGCCGACAGGGAATTGTGCGGTTTCTTGGCTTGTAAAATCAAGATACCAATTTCCGTCCACTTTTTTGTCGAAGTATTTAGTAAGGTTTAGGTCTTTGCTTGAAAAGTAAAAGCCCGCAACTCTTGAAGCACTTTCTCCGTCAAAACTCACACGGATATGCTTGTCATCACCTTGTACTATTTGTAAATCAGCCATAACTATATCTCCATACATCTTATATTTTTATTGTACCACACAAGTACGTTTTGTCAAGAAAGTTTTAATCAAATTCAGTGTATCTAAAAACAACAATATTGATTGACTTTACATAGCCCTTATAGTGAAGCGACCCAACTTTTTTGTATATTTCTTCCGCAGAGTAATACACTTTTGTGCCGTCATCGCTAATTGTCAAGTTGCAGTGAATACGAGCAAGTGTGCCAATCAGTAGTTGGCTATCGCTGATACTACCAATGCCACTCCTATCATTATTATATGGTGTATCGTCTACCATATATGTAATTATTGCTCTAAAATAATAGTTTTTTCCAAACGCTCTCGGGAGTGTGATTGTGCCGCTCTTTGTGGTTGCCGTATCTGCGGTGAAATCGCCATTGCTTATATTGTCAACTTTTATACTTCCGTTCCAATAGTCAATAATATGCCACGATTTTTGTTGTTGGAGTTCGAGGCTCAATGACGGATAGCCATTGTACTTTAATGTCTTGCCCGTTACTCTCCACAAATTCATATCGCCATACTTGCTTAAATCATCATTAAAGCAAATAATATCACCCTTGTTGATTTTGTTGTTCTCGTCATAAAACAAGTCTATGTCCGCTGTCGGAATGCCGTTTGCATAATCTTCCAAAATGTTATCACGGATAGCCTTAACATCACTTGCATTTTGCATTAACTCATTCGTGGGAATTGACACGGCATTGTCCGCACTTTCTATTCCCGAAGTGCTTAAATCCACTTCTTCAAAAGAAACAGTATATACATCGCCATAAAAAGATATATCAACAGACAACGGCGTAAAACGTCCGCCGATATATTCATTATCTACGCTTGTAGTAGAACCCACAAAACTATGTTTCGCCTCTTTCCCTACAAGTATTGTAATTGTTGCTTCCCAAAAATCCGCACCATTGCTATCTTTTGTTTCTTTGAAAATATATGGAGTAAATATGTTGCTTTTGTCTGTACACGATACCGACGCTGTTGCCCCATATTCTAATGTGCAACTCATTGCATCGCTAATCTTCTCGCCCGTTGTTGAATAAAATATGGCAGATGCAATGTCACCTGTTTCTGTATTGCCAACATCTACTATTTCTTCGCCACCACTATATTTCACAAGTTGTTGATAGTGCCAAGTGACAGTATATTGTATAAATGAGTTCCCCTTATTGTCTACACCAGACAAAACCCTTTGAATATCCTTTAAGCCATTATCTGTTTTTTTGGGAATTTTTACACCGAATGTCGTGTAATATGTCTTGAATGAAACACCTCTCCCGTCACTTGCGGTTGCCGTTTTGTAATCGTTGTTTTCGTTCGTTGTATAATCTGGGAAACTTGTAATATTTTCGCTTAAACACACAACATTAAACTCCACTGTCGCAGTTGGTTTGCTTTGCTTAATATCAACTCCGTCAACCTTGTTTTTTAAGAAAAGTGTTTTGTTCAAGTTCTTGATTTGGTATGACTTGGAGATTTCGTTTTCCGTTTCGTTTTTTATGCAAGGTCTTGCGTCATAGAAAAAAATATCTCCGTTATTATCAAGGGCAAGTGTGATTTGCGCAAGTGTGCAAAATTTTTCGATTGTTTCACGATAACTTGCGGACGGCAAATATGGGTATTTTAATGTTTTACTTCTCAAAAAATCTCCAATAAATTGCGTAGTTACATCAACATAACCATTACTACTATGACGTATGTATTTTAGACCTCTCGTTGCAACTGCGAGCGATTTCTCGTCCACCCTCACGCTATTAACTCTGACCTTTATTGTTTGTGCGTCGCTTGCGTAGCCAAAATTCACAACAAGATAAACGGTATCGGTTGCCGAAATGAAATTAAGCGTGCCGATATTATCCACTGCCGTTGTACCCAAAAACGCACTTGCCAATGCTATATCTTCGCAGTTACTGTTCTTTGGCGCACTATTAAGAATTTGTATTGCAATGCCTTGCCCGCTTCCGACTGTGTATTCAGTTTGTGTTTGTATAGAATATTGTATAGAATGGGGTTTATTTGGTGTCACTTTTATCGGTGTGCCAATGATTTCCCAACCGCTACCTGTTGCAACCGTGATAACATCTGACTTTGACGCTGTGCTTATATTGATGCCGCTTTGGTATTTTACCCAATTTATCGGTTCGTTCTTACAATATCCGCCATAAGAGCCAATTACATCATCAAGCATTTCATACGCAGTCATTGAATAGTCACGCAAAGGCATACCTTCATAAGTCACCTTGTCGAGCAATGAAAGCCTGTCGCTAAACTGCAAGTTAAGTTCTCGGTTAATAACATCGTAATCGCTGTCGCTTGTGATATGTTCTTGTATTTGGTTGCCATTGATGACAACTTTTGTTGGAGCATTAGAAACAGGCAGCACACCACTTTCGATGTCTGCCCTTATTTGCCCGTTAATATCACGCATTGTTGCATTGCCAGTGCTTGGTATCACGCCATAGTTCACACTTGCGGGGTCGCTCGATATTTGCGAAGTGCTTGAAAGATTGTCAACCCACGCTTTGTTATAGGTCTTATCTCCGATTTTGAGTTCAAGTTGCGCCATAGGTTACTCCCAAATTGCATAGAGTGTCATATTTTCCCACATTGTTTTGTGCTGGTTTGGCATATAATGACCGCCTTTACCATTCGCCATTGTGTTCCACTCTTTGAATGTTTTACCATTATATGATAAACCACTTGAAGTTGCTATGTCAAGGTTATCTCCCCACTTTGCACTTTGACTTGCCACCGTGCCACTACCACCATTTGCGTTGTATGTGATTGTAAAATCTGTGGCTATCAAGTCCGTTTTATCACGATTTGTCGCAACAAGTTTCACCGATACATCAAGTAAGCCAAGATATTCCGTGCCGAACGCATAGAGTTTTGACTTCTCTTGTTTCGTAAAAGCAAACTCTTGATTGACTACCCACTCCCCCTTTTCATAGTTGAAATAGGTCACATTGCACACACGCTCTTTTGCTATTTTACACAATGCTATATAGTCTTGTACATTAAGATATTTATATGATACTTCAAGACGTGCAACAAGTCCATAGTCCACATCAAGAATGTTAGTCAACACAAAGTCCGTACTTCTCGTCAAGTCACCGCCCCAAACAGGCTCTTCCCAACCAAGTGCGCTATCTCGGCTTATTCCCTTTATGGGATAGTCAACATAGCCCGCACCCGTAAAGTATATCGTGTCAAGTTGCCTTTTCCCATTCCCATTAGGTGCATTTGGTACTATGATTTTATTTTGGTAATCGATTTTCACACCCATTGTTTTATCTCCAATTCAAGCCTGTGTTCCTACGATTTGCTTCACTTCTAAAACCGTTGTTGCCTGCAATAAAAGTGCCAACCTTGTTGCCGTCCAAGTAAATCGCACTCTCTCCGTTTTCACCGCTCGCCATAGCCTTAACCATTCCGCTATAAATCGCACTCTCCAACTGTTGCATATTCATAACCGCACCACCACCGCTATTCGTGCTTGCAATAAGTTCAGTTTGTCCGTTCTCATTCGCATAGAACAAGTCCGCACTATTGTAATCACCACCAAAAGCATAGTTCTTCGGCTTGGTTATTTTTGCTATTTCAGTGCCTGCCGCCAAAATTGCACCAGTAAGCCCAACTCCCATAGCGATAACTGCGCCGACACCTTTTAGCCCTTGCACAGCCATTACAACTGCGATAACCGCTGTTGCCAATGCCGCCATTGCCGCAGTAGCGATAACGACACCCTTTTCCCAACTCTCAACATTTACATTGTTCCAATTATTTGCAACCTTTTCAATGCCTACCGCAAGCAATCCCATTGCCGCAACCCACAGTGCAATTTGTCCATACCCGCCTTTAAGTCCGCTTGTAATTGACTTTATACCCTCTTTAAGACTTCCATCCACAATATGTGATATAATTTTTGCACCGCCAATGACTGTCAACACGCCCGCAATGCTTGTTAAGATTGTGAGTGCCTCTGCAAGTTTGCCAGTATCAAAGCCCTCGCTAACCTTTGTTTCTTCAAACATACCGCTAACATCAGTGTTGTTGCCAAGTTTTTCAAAAGTGTCAAACGACAAAAGTCTAGATTGCTCGTTAAACTTTTTCAAGTAATCGGCATTGACTTTTAGATATGTTGCACTACCTTGCATTTTGGCAGTCAAATATGAAATAGCGTTGGCAATATTCGCAATGTTTCCTGCAAGTGCTTGCATTGTTGGAGCAAGTGCATTGAGCAACGGCAAGAAAGTAACAGCCACCGAGTTTTTGATTATAGTAAACGAAGATGTAAGTTGCGACATCTTTTGGTTTACCTCATCGCTAAATTGTGCAAGGTTTCCAAATCCCTCTTTGAACGCATTTACAATTGCTTTTAATGCACCACGAATAGCACGATAAATTGCAACTCGCTTAATTGCGGTAAAAAGGCTTTTTTCACCAGTGCCATTTAACGCCTTTTCAAGGCTCAATGCTTGTTTTTTTAGTCTTACTTGTTCTTCTTCCGAAAGATTTTCATCTTGAAGTTTTTTATTTATAATATCAAGTTGCGCTGTTTGTACATCACGCAACGAGTTGAGTTCTAATTGTTTATGGGCTACATTCTCTACTTGTTGGAGTTGCTCGCCCATACCACCTTTTGCAGACAATTCGTCTACTCTTTTTTGTGCCTCGTCGATGCCAAGTTGCTCTCTAATAGTGGCGAGTGCATCTCCGCTAACACCCGCTTGTGCATATTCGTCATAGGCTTTTGTGAGTGCCGCAAGTTCTTTTCTTGCTTGTTTAAGTTCAGCACTTTGCTTTCCGACTGCACTTGTGCCTTTCGCACCGCCACCGACAGCACCGCCAAAACTCAAAGCCTTTGATACTGCTTCAAGTTTACTCGTGTCGAGTTTGTTTATTTCCGCTTGTAATTTAGAAATAGCCGTAGCAAAATCCTCGACTAACTTTTTACTACCGCCTTGTGTCTTATCCTCGACTTCTATTTCTAATAGTAATCTATCAATCTCTTGGTCTGCCACGACTATATCTCCTATCTCTTTTTATTGTGTTCCAAGAACGCTTTTAGTTGCTCTCGTCTTGCACGGCGATATGCTCTAATTTGCTCTTGGCTCATTTCAACTTCTTCTTCATAAGGCATTGATGGATATTCAGGTGGTTTTTGTTTCCCGAATTGCAATGTGCTTGCTATCGCACACGCAAAATATCTACCTTGTAACCATAGGTCTTGAATTGCTATCTGCCTACGCTTGTTATATGCCTTGAAGTATACTTGTATTGTTTTTGGTGTCAAGTGCCAAAAAACATTGTCATCTATCCCCGCAATCAGTGCGTAATAGTGCCACTCGTTTTCCACCCATTCTCTTATGGACGGATAGTCATACACCGACTTGCCTTTTCGCTTTTTGGTAGGCTCGTCTGTTGGCTCTATTGTTGACGGGATATGTTGCGAAAAAAATCGCTATTGGTAAAGTTTTCAACTAACACTGCAAAATCGGAAATCTTGCCACCGTTTGCTAAATGTTGGTCTATTTCATTACCCGCCTTATCAGCATCGCAGTCCATTACAAGTGCCACCAAAGCACGAATAGTTGTTACCGTTTGTGTTTCCACATCTTTAAGTGACATTCCCTTTTTCTCCAACGCACTAATTGCGTTAAAGTCGATAGGTTTGACTTCATATTCTTTCCCATTGATTGTAATTTTCTTCATACATATACTCCTTAATATTTTACTTTATAGTTTGTAAGGGATAACTTTTGCGATTAGGTTTCTTCTGCGTAGGTCGGGGAATTGCCCTCTTCATACGAACCCGTGTATGTTGCATAAGCGGTCGTGTCGATTGCACCATTTGCTTCAAGTGCGGGCTTTGAAAACTTGGTGGGGATAACTGTATAGAAGTATGCGTTATTAAAGTTCTCATCACCATCATCGGGGATATCTTCACAAAACCACATCTCTTTTCCTGCTGTCTTTGCGTTTGCGTATGCAGTATACATTTCGTCCCAGTCCTTTTTGAACTGTTTACCGTATTTTACGCCGTATTCCATATTGTCAGGAATATCTTTCAAGACGGGTGCTTTTCTTGTAAAAACCGTGTCATCGAAAGACGTTACATCAACTGTGCTTGGCGCAATGTTAAGGTCGGGCGTGCTATAAATGCCGTGAATGACTTTATAACCTGTGGTAGGTCTTGTACCAGCAATGGTTTCAACCGCCCAAGACACTTTCACACCAATAGTAGTCAAAGGTATATTCTTTGCCATTTTAATTCTCCTTGTTTAATATTATGTTAAAGCGCATAGCAGAGTAGTACGCTTTTGAGCCGTCCTCGTAGGGAAGTGCGGGTGTGCAACTCGTTCTTCTCATTTGCACGATGTTGCGTTGTGAGTATTTGAACTCGTCCATATAGGCTTTGCACATATCTGCAAGAATGTAGGCAACGGATTGCGCATCCGTGTCTTTTTTATCCACTTTCATTCTAACACCATATAGGTTGATTTGCAAGGGATAATTTGCAGTTGCTTCTGCCAAAAACGTTTCGCTTGCGGTAGAGTTGTCCATAAGTTGCACGGTGTAAAATGGAGTTACCGCAGTCGGCACAAGGTCTTTCTCATAGGCATAATGTCCGAGTGGCTTTTTAGACAAAGTGGTATCAGCACTAAACTTGTCATCAAGGTATTTTATCACGCTATCTACAAATGTTTTCATTGCTTGCTCCTAATGTCTTTTGCCAATCCGTTGTGGACATACTCTTTAAGGCTTTTTGCCGTGCGATACATTCGCATACTTGCCACTTGTCCACGAGTAAATCCACCTTTGCCCATAAACCAACCGCCCAACACTTTTGTTTCAGGGTTGTCGTAGTAATACTCCCAACCGTGTGTCGTATTCACTCTCGGTGGTCTTGTGTCACCCGCTTTCCGTTTAGGGCTTATAAACGTGAGTGTTTGCGTTGGCAATTCGCCCTCGTAAGTTCCCTCACCTACAAGTCCTGTGCCGTATTCGTCATAGGCTATTCCGCTACCGCTTGCGATAATTCGTGCATTTTTATCATCGACTTCACTTGTAACTTCAAAGTGTGTACCGCCATATTCCGTTTGGGCTTCACTCATTCCCTTATCTACAAGCAATTCAAGAGCATTTTGTTGTAACACATCGCCCTTGATATTTTGCAGTTTGGAATAATATCTATCCAAATCGTTGCGCTTTACCCACTTCATTCCGCTACCTTTTTAAGTGTGAGTTTGATACGAGCATTTCCGTAGTCTACTGTGTCAACCACATAGTTTGCGTTTTGCCCATTCCAATCTTCATCTTCACTCGGCTTTTTGCCATTGCAGTAAAATAGGTCGCCCTCGTTAAAAGTTTCTTCCCACATTTCATAGGGTTGCGCTATTGCTGTCAAATAAGATGTGATTTGGTCGCCAAATTGAATTATGTCGCTATAACCGCTTTTGCCCATAACAGTAAAGTAGTTACATCTCGTCCTAATCTCAATAGGCTCGCCATAAGTGTCTTTCTTCAACTTCTTGCAATACCACACACTTTGACCGATTTTCATTATCCTATCACTCCCGCTTGCGGCATTATCATACTTACAAGCCTATCACTCAAATGTGCATTGTCAAAAGTCCACGATACTCCGTTCTCTCTGTATGCAATCGCATTTGAAAAGCCAAGTCGCTCTACAAGTTCGTCGCACGCACTCAATACCCATTGTTCGGCTCTAAACCCTTTAATAGGGAGAGTATCTTCATCTATGGACTTATCCGCAGGGTATGCAAGAGAATAGTAGAACATTTTTGCCTTGTCCACTATACGCTTTGCATCACAATCACTCAAATATGGATAACTTGCTTTTACCATTGTTTCAAAGTCCATAGATTTATACTCCTATACTTTATACTTTATACTTTATGCCGTCTTACTATTAGCCACGAGAGATAATTCTTGCAATCGGAACTGCCTTGTGGGGGAAGTAAGATTTGCTCGATGCGTCACTGTCGTGTGCCAAAGTCCACGATGCGCCTGCTTCAAGAGAACTTGCAAGAGGTGAAAGCGGAATTGAGGTCGGTGCATAAGAAATGCCGTGAGGTGCAAAGAGTTTTCTTTGTCTTGTGTAGAGCGTGGTTTCGCCACCGTTCTTCGCCGCATTTCTATCCATTTCGTAAGGCTCTTTCACGCCGCAGTCAACATAGTCAAATGCGTCAGTGCCAAGAATGTATGTGGTGTACTTCGTGTAACCGTCTTTTGCACCCGTAGTGCTTTCTGCAACACTTTCAACAGGCATATTGTCATCGATGAGAACAAGTCTGCCATTCCACGTTGCCAAGCCCAAATCTCTTTGAACACCGTTTGCATCGGTATATTTGAGATAGTTCAAGAGGTTGAGGTTTTCAAGATGTGTTGCGACAACAGAGTGCATAATTGCAACCTTGAAGATGTTTTTGTTATCGCCAGTTGCCTTTTGGATTGCACTATTGAGAGTGGTTGCGCCAACAACTTGTGCTTCGGCGGTAGCCGCACCAGAAATGTCGGTCGTGTGTTCGCTTACGAATTTAGCGTTGTCACCACCCGTCATCGAGAAGATGCCTTTGAGAATTGAGAGAATGGTGTCTTGGTCTACATTGTCCCAATAGTGTGCAACTTCGCTTGCAACGGGCAAGAAGTCATTGCCACCAGTGATGTCGTAAGAGAAGTCTTTTTCAGTAAAGCCTTTTGCTCTACCAACAACAACCATACCTTGCGTGTAGGTCTTACGGCTATTCGATGTGATGTCCGTGCTACCGTCATAGTTCACTGCATCGCCACCGATAGGTGCTTTCATCGGTATCATTGCATAGTTGCCGCCAGTTTGGTCGGGGAACATTGCTTTGATGTCGTTTCTAACACGGAAAACGCCCGCTTTCAAAAGTTCGTTTCTACGCAGGTCGCTAACCGTATCTACATATCTGCCAAATACTTCGGCATTAAAAGCCTTTTTGTCAAAAATGCTTGCCATTTTTTTGTTTCTCCTTGTTTTATATTATTTAATGGTTTTTAATAGTTCTTTGTACTTTACGGGGTCTTTCTCTTTCAACTCGTTCCAGTCCGCCATAGAATACTCGATTGCTTTTTTGGTCGAACCATTATCGCCTTGCGGGGCGGGTGTCGGATTGTTGTGAAGTGCCGCTTCCTTGATTTGTTTTTCGTAGTTTTCTCTTTCTCTTGCAAAGTATTCGTTTTGCTTTTTGAGAGCATCTGCAAAGTTTCCGTCCGCAAATGCAGTTGCTACTTCGTCAAGGACTGCGCTGTCTTTTATTGTGCCACCAAGTTCATTCTTGTATCGGTAGAGAGAGTTTTCACGCTCAATAGCCTTGTATCTTTCTTCTCTATCGGCTTGTTCTTGGTTGCGTTTTTCGTCATCTGTCATTCTCTTGCGGAGTTCATCTTCAAACTTTTTTGCACGGCTTTCGCTGTTTGCAAATTTGTCTTTTGACACATAGTCACCGCTCGACAAGTCAACGATTTTCTTCCCCGACAATGCAGTTTCGACTTCTTCAAAAGTCATTCCGTCTTTGTAGGCATCGCCCAACAGTTCTTTAATAGTTGCCATAATTACTCCTACCATATACCTTTAATTTATAAAACCGTAGTCAGTTCTACGCTGTATGGTGCATATTTTATATGTCTTATGCTCGACAAATTTATTCCTCATCATCAAGGTCGCCCTTGTTGGTGTCGGTTGTATTGGTTTCTTGTGTTGCTTTGAGTGCTTGTTGCGCCACGAGTTGACGTTGTGCCTTTTCTTCGTTTTCTTTTTCAACTCGTTCCATATATTCTTCCCACAACTTGCCCTCTGCTTCGGGGTCGTTCGACAATCTCGTGATGCGGAGTGCCATTGACGGCGGCATCTTCACACCAATGCAAGTGCCAAGTGATTGTGTCTTGATTTGCATATTGTCATTGAGGTTAAGGCTATATTTGATTTCAATCTCGCTCAACTTCAAATCTTCGACCTTATTGTTTGCCGTGTTTTGGCAAATAAAGAGCATTTTATCAAGCAAGTCGGTATCGGCAGGCAAGAAGTTGTTGATGTCTGTCAAGGCTCTATTGTAAGCATTGTCATAGCCGTTTGCGACTTCGCTACCACTCTTTGTAGTGCCACCGCTATTCGTTGAGTTTGTTGCAAGGGGTACACCGACCGTTTCGTACATCGCACGTTTAATGTTGTCCGAGAGCGACAAAACATCACTAAAATCAAGTGCATCGGTTTTTTCAATCTCCAAGTCAGGCTCGAAGTTTGTGCCATTTCCACCAATAAATGGTATCACGATAGCACCGTTCTTTCTCACCAACTTGTGGTTTTCTTTGCACTCGTCGGCATTTGCCCCCATATTGATGCCTTTATACTTATAAATAGTATTGACAACTTCTTGTATATTATCAACGCTATTACTTGCGATTGTGTCAAGTGCATCTTGCATACACTTTGCCATTGCGACAATACCGATGCCGTTGGGGTTAAGTCTTTTCTCAACAAGGGGAAGTTTTTGGTATACCTTGCGTTCTTGACTTGTAACTTGTGCAAATTGAATACCACTTATTGTGCCGTTCATAGATGCAGGACACTTATATTGATAATACATCTTGGGAAGATATATATCAAGAATAGCGTAAGTTTCTTCTCTACTTTGCTCATCTATTTCCTTGATTGTCGTATAGAGCATATCAAAGAGCGGTTTCTTGCCATTGTATGACGAATATACCTTTGTGCAAGTATCGGCTTCTCTACAAAAGAGTTCAAACGGTGCTTGTGTTTCGGTGTCGACTTTTGTGTCCGTAGGCTGTATAAAATAATAGCCAACACCAGTCGCATAAGTCCACATACCTACTTCTTGGTCTACCGCATTGCGATTTGAGTATCTTGCGTACTTGTTAAGGTATGTTATATCGTCAGTGTTGCTATCTTTTGTCTGTGCATATTTTATGGGATTGCCAAAAACATAGCCTGTTTTCCAATCAACCATTGCCATAAGATGTGGTTCAAGCACAAGATTGTTTATGCTATCGTCATCATCGTGTATTCTCTTTTTTGTAAGAATTTTGTGTTGTAAGCAATAAGTTTCGTAGTCGGCACGAATTTGTTTTGCATTTTCATTAAAAGCCTGCAAAATAGTAGGGAGATAGGGAACAACTTTCTCAATCGTCAATTCACTTGGTTTGATGGGAATTAAAATCTTCTTTACACCTGCCATATATCCTACTCTTTCCTATTAAAAATTAGTCGTGTTTCTCGACTTTCTCAATTTTCTCTACTTGGTATCTTATTTTTCTCTTGCAGTTGTCACACCATACTATCAAGGGCAACTCCTTTAATGGTCTGTTAAAAATCACTTTCTCATCGTCAGTGACTTCAACATTCTCCAATGCGTGACTGCATATAGGACACTTTACAGTTTTCATTTCATCACACCTTGTCAAGTTTTTTCGCTTTACACCCTATAATATAAGCCCCACCTTAAAAATTGTCAATAGGTTTTTCAAAAATAAAACAAAAACAGTCACAAATTATACTTTCGATGTCCACTTTTAGGTTTTCCACAAGTGGTTTTCTCCACAAGTGGTTTTTCCTAATGCTCTATTATGACAATATTCTATAAATACTATATATATTATTACTATATTGCCCAATCATTAGGGTTTGTAGTTTCATATATTATGTATTCCCAACATACAACCTTTCCTTTTGAGTTTGTGTGCCTAACTCTTTGTAAATAGCCGTTGTCAATCAGTTCTTGGATTGCCGTTCGTATTGATGTGATTTTTTCGCCTGTTTCTTTAACTAAAAAGTCGAGTGAAAAGTCCCAATCGCTTGGGTATGATAGCATAAAAGACAAAAGCCCCCTTGCTTTTAATGAAATATTCTTGTCGCGTACAGTGGAATTTACAATTTGCACAAAACTTTGGTGTTCTTTTTTTGCACCAACTTTCATAAGCACCTACCCATTGCTCTCTTTTAATGGGGTAATGCGATGCGGATAGGTAAACATCACAAACAGTTTCGAACCTGCTGTCCCCCATTGAGAACATTTTATTTATACTTGGATTGTATCATTTTAATGTCACAAAGTCAAGGGAAATCACATTATTTTAATTTTTACCATTGACAAAGCGCAAAAGCGGTGATACAATGCAAACGATGAACCTCTTGTGAGTCTGGTTCATAGTATAAACCCCTTTCTGAAAGACTGTACCAAATTTTGTCCATATCCTCCCAAATGGTACAGTTTTTCTTTTATCTTGCAAAAGTGATTAGTGGTGCTTGTTGCCCATAGGAGTTGTTTATGAACGAGCGAGAGTAGCCAGCGCAAGCGTCAGTCCAGTCATCGTGGTCGTTTTTGCGCCTGTAAGAATACCCATACATTTCGTCCATAGCCATACCGATTTGTGAACTTCTTGGGTACATACCAAACTTCGGGAACACCATTCTTGCCTTTATGTTGGCTTCTTCGCCTGCAATACGGTCATCTTTTTTCTCGTTGTTGTAAATCTCGGTGATTTTGCAATTATAATACTCGTGTTCACGGAGCATTTTTGTAAGCAGTGTTGCCAAGCCCTCGTTGATATTATTTTCTATTACAAGTTCTATTATATTATGTTGTATTATTTTAGCAACAATACTTTCATATATATCTTGCATTGGTCTTTGGTCGTAAATGCCGTCTATCACATAGTGCTTGTCTTGTATCTTTGAACCAATCACCATTGCGCAAAAGTCATTGCCCTTGCGTTTTGTATCTATATAAGCATTATGATATATACTTCTTTCTTTACTTCCTATAATAGGTAAATCTTCATATTGATTAAGATTATCCATAAAGAATGGGCAGTCTTGCGGTGACAACGGCTCTTGTTGGTTCATTGCCATAAAGACCGCATAGTTATCTTCACGCTCTTTTCTCGCTTTCTCGGTCGAAAACTCCGCAGGGTATGTACTCTCATCGGTTTCATAGTCCAACTTCGGCACACAAATAAACGCAGATATACCATTCTCAACAAACTCATTAGAGTATGCAACTTTGGTATATTTATTCACTCTCGACTGCACCGCACCCGCTATGTTAAACTTCTTCTTCAAATATGACAAAATGTCAAATTGGCTATAAGTAGTACCGCCAATAATCAATCTCGATGTCCTATTGCTATAAAAACGCTTGCTCCATACCGTTTCATAAGTGTAGATGTCCCTATCGTGCGCCGTGATTTTACCTGCATCTTCGGCTTGTGTTATATCATCAAGAAAGAAATATTTTGCACGCACACCACTAATTTTACTCTCTTTACCAACGCACAAAAAGTTCACAGGCTTTTGCGAGCCGCTTATCTTAAAAGTACCCTCGCTTTGCTTGCATATCTCAAAAATGTTATCTCTCTTGCCCCCGAACTGTGCATAGTAGGGGAACACCTTTGCATATCTCGTATCGCACATCAAGTCGGTTATTGTATCAAACGCACGACCGCAGTTGTACTTGTTTCCGAACACCTTTATCACATCGTCATCTATGCACTGCCCGAATATCCACGCTATCAAAAAGTTATCGCTCAAACTCTTGCCATAAGCCACAGGCAACTGTTTCTCAATAAAGTTCACATCTCCGTCAAGCACCATTTTGGTAGCATAATAATACCACCCCTTGAATATGTTTAGTGTCGGCTTCCATACTTTCTTCTCCCAATCACTCTCCATATACAAGCAAAAATGCTCAAAACTACGATAACTCGCCAATGCCATAAAGTTGTCGTACAAGTCCATATACTGCTGTATAACTCGCACATCTGCGTGTTTCCTTTTCAGCAACAAAGCAATCCTTGTTTCTATCGGCTTAATCGCACCCAGCCACACAACTCGGTTTTTGTCCTTGCAACCTATCACATATCGCCCTATCAACAAACGAATACGCCTCTCATTCTCACTCGTCGGCATCGCACTCAATACAAAATGCACGTCCTGTCGCAACGCTTCATACAATGTCCCATAAAGTGCAATCACACTCCCATCGTCCACCGTCCGCTTCGCACGCAACTCGTCCACCATCTTATACGCACGCTCTATCACCGCTCCATAACTCACTTCTGCCATAACTCACTCCTCTTCGGGTTCTCCCTCAATTTTAACACACTCCAAAAATTTGTCAAGTGGGGATTGGGGTAATTAACCGCCCCGCCCGCCCCGTTTTTTTAGGGGTTGGGGTGGGTATCGCACAAAATCGCCACTAAATAGTAATATTTTAGCCGTTTTTAACCGTTCGGAAGAAAACACAACCGGCACAACCAACATTTCCCCCACCGCCTAAGCCTGTAAAGCACTTTTGCTTGACACCCCCAAATTTTCGTTGTATATACTATTATTATACTACAATTTTACACTTATAAAAATAATACTACAAATATATATAAAATACTTGTTTATTGCTTGTAGTGCGTTTTAATCGTGTTTTAACTTGCTTTTAATATAAATAATCGTGCGTGCGCTTGCGTGCGGTTTTGGGGTGTTTTAATCGCTTGTGTGTGATTTGCCATATTATACACATATAACATATAAATGTATTATAATTATACACTTGTGCGAATAACCCAACAAAAGTGCGGTTGTGTCTATTTTTTAATTGCAAAATAGTAGTTGACAATATCCGCCGTATTTGATACAATCAAGGCAAGATATAAAAAGGGCTTGCCCCTTGACCTATCCCCCGAACATTGACAACCGAAAAACAACCGTTTAACGCTTGCCCCCTATGCGTGGGCGGTTGTGTCTTTTTTTATGTGGGGCATTTTTGAGCCGTGACAAAATGCCAAAATCTCGGCGCACCCTATGCGGGCTAATAGCATATTATATTTTTATTAGTGCTTTTTGATTAAAATAAAAACACTATACCAAAACAAAAAAATAAATAAAAAGAGGTATCAACTATGGCAAGCGTACAACAATTTTACAACAAAAATCAATTTATTATCAACACCCAAAAAGAAATAACTTTTCAATCTTACAATAGCACAATAGCAACAATAAACAAAAAAACGGGCGTTTTGACTTTGGGCGAAGATTGGGACTACTCGCACACCACGTTAAAACACTTGTATTTGTTTTTGAATGACTATAAAAACGAAATCGGCAATTATATATATAGCCGCATTTTTCATAAAGGATTTGACACAAGCAAAAACAAGCGAGCGTTTTTGCAAAATCTTATTGATAATAAAATAATCAAAGTAAAAAATATCTAAATTATTATAATATCACTATCAACAAATATAAAGGGTTTTCGGGCGTATCCCTTAAAAAACGCCACCAATCCAGACGGCGCAAGCCGAATAAAAAAGGGGCTTTATATTTAATGAGTTATCAAGCATTTACACAACTACAAGAACAAGCGCACGCAATCGGCATATATACGGCGGGCGACTTGTTAGCATTTTACGAGAGAGAGCAAAGGCAAGGCGAAAGCCTGCCCGAAACGATGCGCCGCTATTCTACCGCACTACAAAGGGCGACACAATGCGCCGAACGTTTAATAATTGATTGTTGCGAAAATTGCGTTTACAATCAAATATGCGATACATACGCCGAAATTATAGGCGATTAAAAAGGGGGTTTATATGACACAAGAACAAAAAAGAGCAATAAAAAGGATATGCAAAGATTACGATTTTGAAAACATAAAGGAATTGCGAGCATATTTTGTTGACCGTTTCGGCGATGCGTTAGACTTGGATATATGGGCAAAAGACGAAAACGGGCTATATAATGAAATATGTTATTATCTTAACTTAAAATAAAACGAGGTGATTATATGATTATTAGATACGCAACAAAGCCGAACACCAGCGGCAACACCTATCAAGCGGAAATCGACCACGAACAAAAGACCATAAAAGCGGGTTATTTTGTTTTCTGCGGTCTGCCTGACGTAAAAGCAACAAAAAAGCAAATAAACGATATAATATATCAATGCGAATTAAACAATTATAAAAGAATATAAAAAGGGGTGTAGCACTATGAACAAATACCAACAAGCAAAAGAGAGAGCAAGACAAGCGGCAATCAACATACAAACGACATTTTCGGAAAACTCGTATTTTATGAGCGATTTGGCGAACTTTTCGGCATACTTTGAGAAACTCGGCAAGCGTTACGGGCTTGTCAAAGAGTTTAAGGAAAACGGCATTATATAAGGGGGCATATTATGGGAAACGATTTTGTGATAACGAACAAAAACGGCACGGCGTATTTAGATTATTTTGCGCCAAACGATTTGCCAACAAGAACAAAAAACGGATTTTCTATTAAAAATATTATATCATTTTCAAAAAATAGTTACATTATTTTTAATAGTTATGAGGAAGCAAGCAAGGCTATAAAAAGAATGTTGCAACAGTGCAACGAAGAAGATAACATAAAACGGTGGAATATGGTACACTGGGCGGCTGATGGATATATTAAAAATTTTATATGCAATCTAAAAATTAAAAGGATATAAGGGGGCAAACAATGAATATATATAAATTATACTTTTCAACGGGTTATATTTGCACAACGACTTTTGACGGGGACGAACAAGAAGCCCGTTTACATTTTCTGCACAAGGTTTTTAACACTGCCGACAAGTGCGGCGGCGTTCTGCTTGCAAGATGTATCAAGATTGAAAAATTAAACGATTAAGGGGGGCGCACGAAATGCAAATTGAAATGTACAAACTCAACGACATTGCGCAAGCGGTGAGCGACTTGGGCGCACTGTGTGCGGGCGTGTCTTACGATGTAACCCCGAATACAATTATATATCACTTTGATTTACTATCGATAAAAGACCTGCCGAAAATCAAAAAGATTGCGGGCTTGCTTTCTGCGGTATTACACGAACAAGTCGAACAAGCAACAAGCAACAAGGGGCATTTTGCGCTTGTCTTTCTGCGCTCGGAGCGTGCAACAATCGACTTTACACAAGCCTATTTTGCGGCGCACTTGAAGCCATTAGAAGCGATTATCGGAGTAGACAACAACGGACAATATATTAAACTATCCGTTGACGATATGGTGTCTGCGCTTTGCGTGGGTACGTCTGGTAGCGGTAAATCAACCTTTCTGCACACTTTTATAAATTCGCTTTGTTGTTCAACAAGTGCGGACAAACTCGGATTTGTGCTTATCGATTGCAAGCGTTCCGAACTCGTGCGATATGATTATAATACATATCACTTGCTTTGCAAGACCTGCACCACACCCAAAACGGCAAACGGCTATTTGCGTGCGGTTGTGAACATAATGCAAGATAGATATAAACAAATGGAGCAAAGGGGCATAAACACTTGCCCTGACGATTTCAAGCGCATTGTTATTATCGTGGACGAACTTGCCGAACTTATGCTTTCTGCGGACAAGACCGAAGCGCAAGATGCTAAAACGATGCTAATAAGGCTTTGTCAACTTGGGCGTGCCTGCGGTATACATTGCTTGCTTTGCACACAATCCCCCCGTGTTGCTGTCGTTGACGGTATGATACAAACAAACACACCGACAAAATTCGCCTTGCGTACGTCAAACGCACGTGAGAGTGTTATTGCAATCGGTCACGGCGGTTGTGAAAACTTGCTCGGACGTGGTGATATGCTCTACAAGCCTGCGGACGACGTGCGGGAAATTCGCTTGCAAGTGCCGTATATCTCGGCGGAAACAATCACAAACATTTATAAAAAGTTACCGCCACGCAAGTGGGAAGAACCGAAAAAAGACCTACCAACGAAAAAACCAACACTTTCGGAGCGTGTAAAAGCATTTTTCTCGGACAAGCCTATAACAGCGCAAGATTGCATCGACTATGATTTAATGGACTAAACAAACCCCTTTACCCCTGCCGTTTTCGGTGGGGGTTTTCTTTTGCCGTTTTGCCTTGACTGCGTGAAATCGATTTTAAGGCGGTGTAAACTTTATTCTTGATAACTTGTTCGATTTTATGCCTATCGTGCGATTTTACCCTATCTCGTGCGATATTTTGCCAAACTAAAAGAGAAAAGACACCTGTGTTTGGCAAGTGCCTTTTATTTTTTGCCCTTTACAAGTATTTTTTACACTTAAACACTGCTTGACGGCTTACACCGTGCTTTCGGGCGATTGCTGATAAAGTCATCGTGCCTTGTTGCAAGTCGCTTATAATGGCTTGTGTGCGGCTTTGTGGGTGTGGGTGTTGCTTTCCTATCCTTTCATACCTATATACACTATAAATAGATACCCCGATGCGGCGTGCATATTGCTGTGCGGTTTCGTGGCTTTCGGGTGGGTTGCTCAAAATTATGGCTTTCTGCCCCGTGACTTGTCTTTGCCTTTCTGCCCCTGTCTTGCGCTGTTCCGTGATAATCTCTTGCAAGGCGGTGGACGATATGGGCAACAAAATCTTTATTTCTGCCGCCGTAAAGCCGTTCAAAAAATATTGCCGTGCTTGCTCTATCATTTCTGCGTTCTCGTTTTCTGTCATCTCGTCACCTCCAAAAAATCGGTATTTCCGAAATTTCTATTTCTGCATACTTTGACAATACATAATATGCACAACATATACATATAATTATTGCTATTAAAGATAATATCTTGCGAAAAATCTTCATTTCTGCTCTCTTTTTCTGCACTCATCGCAGACTTCATTCCCCTTTGTGATTTCGGGATAGAAACAATATTCTTCATCACACTTATGTACTATATATGTTGTACTTGCTTCTCTTTTGCACTCGGTAGCAATGCACTTGTTGCCGTGAATGTACTTGCAGTTACTTGGACAGCCTGTCGTTATTTCCATTCCTTAACTCTCCTTATGATTATCATAATACAACTGTGCGTGTTCACTTTTTTCAAAGAAGTATTGCAGAATATCTCTCAAATTACATACGTGGCAAACCATCTTGTTGAACTTATCAAAGTCCGAATACTTTCTGATTTCACAACGAGGAATATTAACTCGTATCCCTGATGGGTAGAAGTCGCATTCCTTGAAGTCTGCATAAAATTCGATTTGCGGATATTCTACGCTTTCAATATGAACCATATAGATGTTTCCATTCGGCTTTTGGCTGAACCAAAATCGGCAATCAAGATATTTATATCTATAAAAAATCGTTCCATCTTCTTCTTTGCTTGTATATTCTATTTCAAATCCTTTCATACTCACAACTCCTCCACATAGCACCAACTTTGTGGCGGGCGGGTTAAATTATTCGTACAAATTCCTCCGTAATCGTTATCTGCAAGGCAATCACAATCCAAGCAATCACCTTTTTCTTTTGTTGGACAGGGCTTAAAAAACTCACTCAACTCTTTCGGCTTGTCGTATATCTTTAAGTCGGATATGTGCAAACCACAAACTTCACGGTTTTCACTTCCTGCATATTTGACAATCTCGTCAATCGTCAAGCAAGCAAGTTTAGGGAACGCTTCTTCGTCTGTCGTGCGTTTTGCACATTGTTGTGTATCGCCACGCAAACGCCAACCACAAGTTTTGATTACCCTATCGCACACAAACTCACCAATTACTTTTTGATGTGCCCGCTCGTAGAATGTAATATTTTCAAAAGCAACATCTATCCATTTGAGTTTGCCATCTCTCATATACAAACAAGGTCTATGTTGCCATCCCCAATCCGTTTTATAATTCGGTATCGTACAATAGATATAGCACTTGAACGGCGGCACTTGTTTCGGTGCGGTCTTGCGCACCTCGATTGCCTTTTCGCCGTTTGCGATTTTCTCAACCCATCTCGGCTGTATTGATATTAAAACTGATTTCATTGTTGGTTCTCCTTATTCGGTCGTGTGATTATGATTGTTCCGCAATTTATATCGTCATCAAGTTTGTGCCTTTTACACGGTTTCGCTTCCTCGTCCAACCATTCCTTGACTGCATTAAAAGCGTCCCCTTGATTGTTATAAATCTTCTTATTGAATACATACACTATTTGGTATTTACCAGCGTGCAATTCTTCTGTTGTCCGATAGTAGTGACGGCACTCAATAAGTCGCTCTGCTATCATCATATCGCCTATATTTGACAATATTTTTTCTCTATTTGTCATTTTTGCGCTCCTTTTTGAAAAAATAATCGTTGTTTTGACTATTATTTTTCATTCGCTCACCTCCGCTTGTTTGCATTTATCACACCGTTCGGGATAACGGTCAGGTGCTTTTAATGGTATTGTGTAGCCAAATAAAGTACAAATTGCCAAGTCGCTTGAAACATATTTGCAATATTCACAAGCCTTGCAATACTTACCGTCTGGCACTTCTATTTCAACCTTTATCTTCGGCATTTTGCACCTCCTCATCTTGCTTTTTTATTTCGTCCCAATTCGCCTTTTCATACTCATTAACCGTCACGACCGCGCCACACTCTGCACAAGTACAAACATAGAAATCGGGAACAATATATCTCTTTCCGCCAAGTAGAAGTGGAATATTGTGCTTTACCTTTACGTTGAAAAGGATATCTTTCTCACACTCTGTGCAAAATGCTTTGTTCATTTCTTCCGCTCCTTAACATTATATACATAAATACAGATTAAACCTTGCATCGTGATAAATATCAAGAAGTTTGCCGTCTTCGTAAAATTCGAAGAAGATACTGTTGTATGGGAATGGTTTGCCAACAATGTAAATTTTTGTACGCGATTGCCCCACATCAATGGCTTCGACTTCATATTCCTTGCCATATTCCAAATCGTGTTTGAGCCACGGGTTGTCTTCGCTTTCTCTTATTACTTTTGCTGTTATCATTTTCTACCTTCTTAAAACTCTTTCAATTCAGGTTTGGGCGCACCTTGCCTGTATATGACTATTTTTATCTTCATATTTTGCTCATCGAAAAACTGTTGAAGTTCGTCAATATCGATAGAGCCGTCCTCTACCAACAAGAGTTTCCACTTCGTTTGTTTCGGATTATTAGTCTTTTTGCTCATTTTCTACCTCCTCGATGAGGTCGTCTATATCACCTATTGCATCCTCTGCAAGATAATAACCACCGCCATTTGAATTCCAGTAAGTGTCTATTGCGGTTTTAATGCGCTCTTTCAACTCATTCAACACCTCGATTTTAGCTTGTTTGACTTGTGCTCCATACTCGGACACTTTACCGTAACCCTCTTTTACCAATGCAACAGCAATGTCGTTAATTTTTTCATATGGCACGTCTATAACTGGCTGATGTTCCAAGAGAGTGTACATTATTCCACATATGCGGTCGATTTCAGTTTTCATTGTTGTCCTCCTTTTCATCATTTTCTGCTGTGAGTGCATACAAATCATCACTTCCTTTGTTCAAATGTATGCAGGCTTTGACTTCGGCATCGATAATGTCCCACGCAAATTCTTGCCCTATCTTTTCGTCTGTTTGCATATCGTAAATATCATAATATTTCATATATACCCCCTTTATTGATTTATAATCTTGCAGACTGTGGATTTTGCATAGTGCATTTTGTCTGCGATTGCTTGCATTGAAAGTCCTTGCTTGCGGAGTGCGATGATTTCTTGCTTTTTGTCCGTTGGCACTTCGTCAAATCGTGACACTCGCTCGCCCCTTGCTTTTTTTGCTTGCAGTGCTTGGCTTGTTCGGTCGGCTATAAGGTCACGCTCGAATTGTGCAAATGCACCCATAATGTTAAATACAAGTTGCCCCATTGCATCAAGTCCGTCCTTGCCACCGATTGTCAAATTCTCTTTCAAAAACACAACCTTGACTTTCTTCGTGCTTGTAAGATAGTTGGTGGTGTCAATCAAGTCTTGCATAGACCTTGCCATACGGCTCATACTTTCAAAGTAGATAGTGTCACCTTTCTGCAACTCACAGAGCATTTTTTCAAACTCTGGTCTTTCTGTCGCTTTCTTTGTGCCACTTACCTTTTCTTCAAAAATCTTGTCAATGGCAAAGTCTTTTAATGCAAACTCTTGTCGTGCAAATTCTTGCTTGTCTTGTGTACTTACTCTTAAATACGCATAGTTCATAGATAATACCCCACATATTTAGTGTCTTTCGACCTTGTACACATACTACCATAGGTGCTATTTGTTTGTCAACTATTTTTTTGCACTTTCTAAAAATATTTTGTTTGCTCTTGCCATAAGTTGTTCGGGAGTTTCGGCCTGTGAAACTTGCACGGACACTTCTTCACGGACTTCAACAAGGTTTTGACCGTCTTTTTTGATTTTGCCACGAGTGAGTGCGGAACGGCTGTCGGTGTTGCCCGTTTCTGCACTTGCGTAGATTAGACCGTTGATGTTGTCGTTGATGTAGTTCGCATACTCTTTGAGATTTTCGTTGTCGGATTTCTCCATAAGGTAGTTGAATTTCGACACCGTGATACGCATATAGGCACAGAACAGTTGCTTTGTGTTTGCTACTTCAAATAAACTATATGTAGATATAAATTGCATATAGTATTGATAGTAAGTTTCAAGGTCAATTTCATCGAGCATATTGTACTCGTTCATTGACATAAGCGGATATTTGGTGAGTGCCGTGTAAATGTTTTGCGTAAGGGTGCTACCAAGACGGAGTGGCTTTTTGCGTGTAAAGTTTGCGTTCCACTCATTGTCCATTCTATCGGCACAAGGTTTTAATGCTTGTATTAAGTCTTTGTTCCGCTCTTGCAATTTTTCTTCAAGGTTAATATCCATTATAACTCCTCAACAAAAAGAATATTGTTTGCGTTCATTACGATGTTGTCACATATTTTCACAGCCTTGTGGTCGTTAATTGCTCTTGTGATAGAGCCTATTAAAAAAGCCATACCACTTTTATTCTCTACAAGATAGTCCGTAAAACTGCCGTCAACGTATGTAACTCGGAGTGTTAGTGGGCTTGTGTTTTTTGACATAATTTACCCCCTTTTCAACTTTCGTGCATTTTTTGCGCACAACGAGCCGTTTTCTCTTTCGGTTTGTGTTGCGTGGCAGTGATAGTCACCAATTCGCTTTGTGCAGTCTTTGCAATACCACATTCCACCGCTTTGGTCGCACGATGTTGTCACACTTCTGCACCACTTTTCTTTGTCCAATCTTGCTTGTTGCTCTTTCAATGTTTCTTTTTTTGCCATAATTCACTTCTCCTTTATTGTATACATCGGCTTTTTGCACCGCTCCCAATCTATTGGTTTTCTGTCTATCGGCACTATCGCACCGTCCTTGTCTACCCACCGCTCATTGCTATTATCGCACGGCACGGCTTTGATACTTATCAACTTGTCAACAAACTGTTTCGTCATCTTTCACCTCTGCTTGCATACACTCTTTGCAACGAATAGGCTTATAATACCCAAGCCCATTGCCGCACATTATCTTCTCTCGTTCAAGGTCTTTGTCGAATAGATTGCAGTGTTTATACCAATCGTAAAATCGGCAATTCCCACATCGGCTATCTTCTCCTATCTCTACCTTAACTATTACACTTGTCATTTTCTACCTCCTTGATGAGTTCGTCTATGTCATCGGCAATATCTTCGACTGTTATATCCCCAAGAGGTGCGCTCTTGGTAACAAATGTTGAATATAAGCGTTTTTTCAACTTGTTAAGCACATCGATTTTGGCTTGCTTGATTTCTTTTTCATTGACCGATATTATGCGATTACGGAATTGTTTTGCATACTTTTCAATATCCTTACAAGCAGCAAAGGGTTCAGAAACCACGTCATCTATGAACTCGACAGTTGCCACATATCCAAGTATTCCTAATTTACGACTTTGTTCATTTTTGGATTTCAACCGTTCAATCTCGGCTTTGTACTCGAACACGTTGCCGTAACCACTCTCAATGAGCCTCTCGGCGTGTTCCTTGTATAAGCAATGTTCAGTATCAACATTAGCACAGATGTCTGGCTCACGCAAATTCTTACTCACTGCACACTTGCCATCAGTGCTACAATACCCACACATACTTCGTGCCATTTTTTCGATTTGTTTTTGTTCAGTTTCCATAATTTGCCTCTCTTTTGATTTGTTCCAACACACTTGTCGGCACTACGAAATAACCGTCTTTTGCAACGCTATAACGCACGATTTTTGCAATCACATCTTTTGTGACTTCTGTTTTGATGATTTGATACATTTCTTCATTTCTGTCCATAATAGGTTATCTCCTTTTGGTTTTTTATTTTTTCATTAAAGTATGTTTTCAACTCGTGTCCGCATACTTGGTTATCTAAAACTGCTATCTTGTCGGCTATCGACTTTTCGTTATTTTCTGCAACAAAGTCTGCCCAACACTTTTTCGCACCGCTCTTGGCTATATCGTTGTAACCTTTGCTCCACGCATATATCGCAAATATCGCATACAACTCATCGACAATCGGCACAAGCCTTTCATAACTCTTTCGCACGCTATACTCGTACTCATATGCTTTTCTATCTTCTATCTTCTTTATTTCTTCCCAAGTCATCATATCCGCACCTCGTCAGAAAGGGAGAGTCCCGTTAAGATAATCATCTTCTACTTCGCTAATATCCACCATATCATCAAACACGCTCTTTTGCTTTTCTACTTGGTGAAAGATTTTATCGGCTTCGGTCTGTGTTATCTTTTCGGCTTGCTTGTAAGTCTTTGTTTCGGCATCGTATTTCAAGCCTACAAGTCCGTTCTTATTGCCCTTTGTCTTTAATACTTCTATAACATTATCACACTTATTTATATCAAAGCCGTTTTTGGCAAGGTCTTGTTTGAAACGGTCGTACTCTTTGTTTTCGGGTGAGAGCATATCGATACGATACTGTGCCAACACGTTGTATGCCTTGTTAGAGATGTTTTGTGAGCCTGCCACGTCCTGAATGTCAATCCTAAATCCACGCTCGGCAATTTTCCTTTGGTGTGCTACTAAAAGCACAATCACCTTGTTATTAAGTGCGAATGAACGGATTTTCTCGGTTATCGCAGTTTGTTCGGCAAAGACATTGCTTGATATGTTGTCGATTGAGATAAGGTTGTCTATCAAGAAAAAGCGTGCGCCTTGTTCCTTATAACAAGCAGTCATACTGTTGAGCATTGTGTCAATATCTCTCGGTTGCTTATTGCTATAAATGAAGATGTTGTTGTCAAACCTTTGTCGTATCTTCTTTTCTCGTTCTTCCGTCACATACCAATCTACAATGTTTGTTTCTTCGCCCTTGTAGTTTCTATATCCAATAGGTTGATAATCTTTCTTTTGTGAGTTTTGGTGATATATCAACTGCAAGAAACTTTGTGCAGTATGCTCTCCTGCGAACGTCCACACTTTATATCCTTGCTCTACGGCACGAGCCAATATCCCTTGACAAAATGTACTCTTACCACTATTTGTGTTTGCAACCAACAAAGTCACACCGACTTCCAACCCCTTAATGTCATAGTCCAAGTCCGTAAAGCCTGTTAGTATTCTCTCAACACTCTTTCGCTCATAAGGCACATCTTTTATGTTGTAATACTTCTCCATTATTTATTCTCCTACGGTTGTATACTTCGTTCTCTCTTATAATCATTTCGCCCTCGCTATAACCATTGCCATATATTCGCAATTAGTCGAGTTGAATTGCACTTCTGTATAATATCCACAATCTTGGTATTGAGCCACTTGTTTGCTTAATTTCGACAAAAAAGCATTTTTGCCATCTACATCGTATGTATGCACAACTTCAATAGCCACTATTTTCCCCTTTATTTTTCCCTTTTGTTGTATATCCATTTTTACACCTCGTTATTTTTTGTAGGTCAATCTACCAACCTATATTTTTTCCAGTTCTCACCGTATTTTTGCACAACTCTTTCTTCAAATCCCTCAACTTGTTCCGCATAGTCATACACCATACTTGTCAAAAAGGTGTCACTTTGTTTCACAAAATCAGTCCCTTTGCGGCTATCTCTGCACTCTGCCAAGTACACACCGTATGCCATTAGCACTAAAAGTGGGTGCAATCTCTTTGCCTTGTCTTTGTTGTTGCAAATTGTTTTTAGTTTCTTTATCGTGTCTGTTTTATGCAACTTTGATTTATATCCACACTTAATATACATCTCTTTTATATTATTATATATATAAGAAATAGATATAGAATAAGAGGAATTTTTGACATTTGTCATTGACAAGTCATTGACATTTTTGACATTTTTTTCTTCGTTCTCATTTTTCTCGTTATTTCCATCAAAAGTAGTGGGTAGTTGTTGCACTTGCTTTTGGTTCTCTACAATGGCTTTTTGCCTTGCTCTATACTCTTGTTGTTTAATGCGGTCATATTCCCTTTTATCCGTGAGATAATCATTGTTTTGGTACTTACTCCAATTAGATAGCATATAAATATTATCTATTATCTCTACCATTCCTGTATTGATGTAAAACTGCATACAAAGTTCAAGTTCCTCTTCCGTTCTCGAAATTTGCGTGGCTATATCGGCTATATTACTGTAAGGAATTTCCCTATCGTCAATAAAAGCACCACCGTGATTGCACATTCCTGCAAAATCAAGCAACTCAAACCATATTGCTTCCAATTTATCACGATAATCAACACCGCCAATTTTAGCGTTTCTCATACGCTTAAAACTACTCCCATCGGTGCAACCTATCATAAACTTAATCCATTTTACTCCGTCTGCCATTTATAATTAAAACCCCCAATCTTGACTTTATGTGGCTAACAGTCTTGATTGAGGGTTGTAGTTCCTCGTACTATTCAGTTGTTCTCGTCTTATCGTAGCCACTCAATAATACGAGGTCTGTAATTATACTATCACACTATTTTCCAAGTGTCAATAGGTTTTGTAAAAAATCATTCAATATAATCAAGTTTCATTTTAATATCGCTCGGCACGTTGTCTTTCCACACATAACTGTTTTTTAGGATATAGTTGTTGTATGTATTTGCCGTATTGTTTGCTCGAATTTTAGCGTTATTTGCCAACTCGACTTGCGATTTGTCGGCACTATCTTTATATTGTTCGTAAATAAGCCTATCTTGATTATAACTCGAAATCATTGCTCTACAAGTATTTTCGACCTCTTTTTGTGTTTCATAAGAAGAACTGTCGTCGGCTTTGTGCAGAGTTTCTTTCCATTTGTTTATAATCGTTCTGCCAAGCGGTGTCGCTCCGAAGAAAACAGAAACGCCTATGATTGCGATAACGAGTATTACTACAAGTGTTATGATTATTGCGTTTTTCATTTTTTAACCCTCCGTTTTGAGAATAGGCTCGTCAACTGTGAACGGTATATCACTATAAAGGAAATCGCCAGTCCACTCGATATATTTCCCGTCTGTTGTGAAGAAGAAGATACCACTTACATTTGAGCCATAGCAACCGTCAATGCCTGCGATTTCAACAATCTCATAATGCCAGTCGCCATTTTGTTCCACACGTTGAAGCCACTCGGCAGGGAATAAGTAACTATTCAAACTCGAAACCTTGCCGTCCACAACAAATCTACCGACAACTGCACCACTTTGAGAAAAAAGTACAATATATCCGAGCGGTCTTGTTACTGGGCAAGGCAATGTCATTGCTTTTTCACGTTGTCCGTTTACCCAGTATGCACGTCTAATCACGTTATAGCGTTCAAGACTGTAATCGAGGTCGGTTGGTGCGGGTTGGTTCTCAACGATATTTGCGCCAGAGTTCATTGCGTTATTTACGCCCTCGTTCAACTTTTTGTTTGCGGATTTATCAATATCGCAAGCCACGAGTGTAAAAAGTACTATTACAATAAGTAATGTTGCTACAATAATAAGTTTTTTGGTTCTTTTCATATATATCTCCTTTTTTGTGTTTTTACTCCCTATAATCGTCATAGATTTCAATCGTGTACTTGCACATAGTCGGGCAACTTGTTCTTATTTTCATTCTTTAATAACCTCCGCAGATTTTCTTTCCAAGATGTCTTTTTCGCCGTTGAACATTACGTCCGTCAGAGTTAAAAAACAAACGCCGAGTTTATTTTCAACTTGTTTGATGTTCTTGTCCCGATACTCTTGCTTAAACACAATACCATCGCACTTTTTACATTCGCAAACGTAGTAATTTTCAAGCGTTATCTTTTCGCCGTTGTTAAAACTCCTTACAACATTGTGATAGCACAACACTCTGTAATCTACTTCTTTATCACATTCAATACAATAGCATTTCTCCATACATTCCGTGCTTATAATCTTAAATTTCATTGCTCTTTTCTCCTTTTAATCTCATTAAGCAGTGCAGTCTTGACAAATTCTTCGTCTATCAAGTACACCGTGCCGATGTTGTGTTCCTTTGCCCAATCTGTAACTTCCTTAACTATTTGTTCTTCCGTGCGCTTGTCTTGCTCTCGCACCCAGTCAATAACCGTGTTAAATGTGTAACTAAACACATCACTTGCATCATCGTTTTTGTGTTTTGGTAGCAACATCGAAGTGTCTATTCGCCACACAGGCACTTTTGCTTTCTCTCGTCCATAAATCATAATTGTGTCATTGTTTCTCCCATAGATATTGCTTTATCGCATTTTCGAGTTCTGTGTCTGTGATGAGTAGAGATTTTGTTTTCCCGTTATCAATCCTACTTCCCCAAACACAAGCGTTGCTTTTTAGAAAACTTGCGAAGTCTTTTAGGTCATCTAATAGCGTTCGTTCCATTAGTTGTTTCATAGTTGCACCCCCAAAGCAAGTTGTTGCGCTTGCAGTTTCTTTTGTTGATAGTAGGCTCGCCTATCACGGTGCTTGTATTGTGATTTTGGCATTAAGCATTTTTCACCGCCGTTGCACTTCTTCATAAAAGGGCATTTCTCACATTCGCCCATTGCTGGTAAGTAGCAACTGTCCACCGACAAAAAGTAGTCATCATAGTTCATAGTAATAAATATGCCCCATAACTTTGCTCGTAGTGGAAAACAGCATTGTTACGGGGCAACTCCTCGTGTTATTAAGTTTATCATCGCATTGCTGTTTCCACTCAACAACACGAGGTAGCAACCATTTTCTCTTGATTGCTCTTACATATTACACCCGTGAGTTTTGTTTGTCAACAATTTTTTTATATTTTTCGTAGAATTTTATCAAAGGTTTTTTGCGTTCTTCAAGTTCTTGTATGCGGCTGTCGTGTTCTTTCCAAGTATGTATCACATATTCAAGGTCTTTTTCGCTCATAGCAAGTGCATAACCCTTGTTATCGGAAGTCGATATGATAGGCACTCTTTTTGATAGGGCAGATATAACATCTCTTACTGTGCGTTCGTTCTTAATTCCCAAACGTTCACCGAGTTGTTCTTTTGTCCAAAACCCACCTTGTTTCAAGAGAAGATACATTGCATTGGCACGCTCTTTCATCTTGTCAGTTATCGGCTTTTGTGGTTTCATCGGTTATTTTCTCCCTAAAAAACTTGATAAGTTCAGGTGATTGCACTCCATTATCGTCGAGGTTGCTCACGGACGGATTGAGTTCTTTTTCGACCTGCTCTTTTGCCATTTTGTCCATTTTTTCAATGTCTATTTCGGCGATTTTATACTCCCAAGACACACCGATTTCGGCAAGTTTTTCTTTTATCGGCTCGCAAAGGCCACTAACCGCAATCCTTACAAGGCTCTCTTTTAATATTCTTTCGATGATATTCATAGTGTTATTCTCCTTATTGTTTTAATCCCCAAGTCACTCCTGTTCCGCAAGGCGGTATGAATGAGATACTGTCTATATTCGGTGTTTTTAGTTTGTCATTTTGTGTCCGCTCCGAATAAAAGGGCTGGGTTCCTGTTCCCACTGTTGTTATCCAATCGCTTTCTTTTTTACTACAAAATGGACAATAGTTTTGGTGTGGGGCGAGGATTGCTCCGCACTTTGGGCATTGCCAACCTTGTTGGAGAAACGGTTTCGCTAAAATGTCGCAACTTTGGGGTGTTTCAATATTCTCTGCTTCTATTATGCCATCACCTGTTACCACACTTATCTTTCCTCCAAACGACACAACATCGCCTTTTGACGTATAACCTGTTTCTCCGCATTTAGGGCAAGTCCATTGTAAACAAGGTGGATTTGTAGGATAAACATAAGCAGTTTTTACTTCGATTGGTGCGCCACATTTAGGGCATTTTTTTGGTGTCATCGCATTATACATATTATACTCCTTTTAATAGTTTAATTAGCATTTCTCCTGTGCGTTTTTTGTCGCAGAACATAAAGTCGATACCATACATCATTTTAAGGCGGTGCATTTTGTCAAGTAGTTTCCTACCGTTTACAAAGCCGTGTGGGTTTTTCCAACTTGCTATTTCTTGAATACTACCGAATGGCTCTTCAATAAGCACGATGAGTTTTATCCCTTGCTCATAGCATTTGCGATACTTCTTGTTGAGTGATTGCTCGTCTTTTGACAAATCTCCCGCAAGTTCTATCAAGCCTAAACCCTTGATGTCAACAGAGATTTTAGATGTTGGAGTAACAGCATTGCCGCACTTTTCCCCCAGCATATAATCTCCCACTTGTAATGTTTCCCGAACGACCTCAATGCCATTACTTTTACAATAGCGAATTATATTATTGTGCTTCCCTACTTTTTCACGAGTGTCTTGTATCAGCACGATTTTCCCATTCATAAACAACTTGCTCCAAGTCTTTACCTCTATCTGCCCTATATTGAATAAACGCATAGGGGATTTTTAATCTTCTACTCCAATTTGCCATTGTGTCCTTTTCTTCTTTCAAAAATAAATATCTACTTGATGTTCTATTGTTGCATTGTTCGGTGCGAGTGACCCACCGACAATTTGATGGTTCATAATTGCCGTCATTGTTTATTCGGTCTATTGTCAAATCATCTCTATATCCATTAGACAATGCCCACGATTGGAAAGCGGCATAACTTTTTTTCCACTCATCGCAAACCGTTATGCCTCTTGCACCATAGGTTTTATATGAAAGGCTTTTGGGATTATAACATCGAGTTTTCATATTAGAATAGGCTTCTCGTATCCGTTTGTTCTCTATTATATATTTTCTGTTCTTTTCGGATATTCTTTTCTTCCCACATTTTGGGCAAGAGATTTTGTCGTTGTGGCGCAACGCATAACTTGTCTTTTGGCATATAGTTCCACAATCACACAGGCACTCCCACATCATTTCCCCGTGAGTATTTTTGCCGAGAGGTCTAATAGCGGTCAAACTTCCCAAATGTTTACCTTTTAGATTGTACTGCAATTTTTCACAACCACAATTTTTATTTTTTCTATTCTTTATGCTATAAATGTCAGCAATAAACGTTTTCCCACATAAAAGGCATTTACACTCGTACTTTGGGTCTTGTGTTCTCCCTTTTTCTTTTAGGCTATTTCTAACTCTTTCTAAATCTCCATCTGCTCTTTTCAACACTTTTATGTTACCAAAGACAAACCCCGAATAATCCATATACATTTTTCTCCATTTTTTATTTTATTATATCAAGATTAAACGAGGTTGTCAATGATTTCAAGCGTTTATTTTTTACATTTTTAGAAAATAAACGGCAAATCTTCTTCAATAGTGTTGCTTGCTTGTGGTTGTTCTCCTACAAGTTCATAGTCGAACACAACAAAGGTGTAGTATTTCCTTTTTGTTTCCTTGTTGTACTTGTTGGTTACACCGCAATTCGTGATTTTAATTCTTTGTTTTTCTTGCGGGTGAAAGCCGTGTGCCTTGCCGACAAAACGCACGCCTTGTTCAACAAAGTCGTTTTCATAAGCACCTGTTTCTTTGTTCTTCTTTTGCGTTGAGAGTTGGCAAACATCATAGTTGCCCTTGCTCTCTACTTTCCATATTGTTGCATAACTTCCTACTCCAAACATTATTCTACTACCTCACCATTTATTTCTTCATCAAGCATATCTACTACGCTTGCTTTTTGATTGTCTATCGTTTGTTTGCCATAAACATCTTCGACTTCTTCTTTTGTCAAGAAACCCATTGCAATGCTCGCACATTCGGTTCTCATAAAGAACGCCGCCGCACGGTACTTTAACATCAAATCGCACATCGACTGCCACTTGCTACCGTCCTTGTTATACCAACCCTCTTTCTTCGCCATTGCGATTGTAACAGGCACACCCTTGACTATATCTCCGTCATTGTCGATTGCTTCAAGATAACAGCCGTAACTGTCCTTGCCCTCTTCACCGACATAAACATATCTCGTTTTTTGGTATCTTCCACAACCGTCAATCATTGCTTTACAAGCACTGCCACGCCAAGTGAAATTTCCCCTAACAATTTGAGAGTTTTGCATAACGATTGCGGGTGAAAGTCCAAGTCGGTTTGCGATGTCGATTGCAATAAGACAGTCAGCGGGTTTGCCCTTGTAAGATTGCGGTATGATTTCGCTCTTTGACAAGGTTTGTGCCATTGAGAGCGATTGATTGTAAAGTTTGGCATCGTTCCACATTGTTACGGCATTTGGGTTTTGCGTTGGCTCTTTTACAGCCAATGTCGTTTGCTCTTTGTTTTGTTCGTCCATATATTATTCTCCTATATCTTTCATTAAATAACTCGGAAGCGAGAGTTCGTTAGGTAGATTTTCCGCTCCCATATATCCGTAGTAGTTGCCACTTTCACGGCAGTATTTGAGTGTGCCAATGTATTCACGGAATAGGTTTTCGCCACGTTGTCGCACATACTCGTTTGCTTGCACGATGTTGATTTGATACGGTGCTTTCTTTTCGACAAACACAAACATAAAGTCAATGTTCTCAATCGGCACTTTTAGGTTTTCGCTCACACCTTGACTATACATAAAAGATTGCAAGTCATAGGCATATTGCACAACATCTTTTTCGATTGCTTTTATATCGGCACTTCGGCACGACTTCAAGTCGGTTATTATTATATGCCCTTTTAACGCTTTGTAGCAGTCAGGACGGCACTTGCACTCGATTTGGGTAAAGTTGTCCACCCAATACATTGATTGTTCGTGTTCGCCTTTAAGCAAAGCCACAGCGTATTTGTTCGACATAACGCTATCTCGCATTGCGCAAATTACATCATAATCGTCTTGTGTGATTGCTTGTTGTCCGTTCTCATAGCACTTTGCCATAAAGTCATCATAAAAAGCCTTGCCGTCTTTCGTCCTACGATTGCAGTCGGGAAGAATTGCAAACTCTTTATCAAAGTCTTGCGGTTCAAGTACAAGTTTGTGAAAAGCACTTCCGAGAATTAAGTCATCGGACGGCGGTTGCGGATTGTCAAGACACCACTTGTAGTATTGCGGATTGACCGACATTTTTGCAAGCGTGGATTTTGACACTGCACCATTGCTATGATAATCTTTGTTGCTCTCTTGTTTCAGCATTGTTCACCTCGCATTTTCGCACTACCGCAAGTTCGTAACCACACACATTGAGTACGGCATTGATATTTTGCACCAAAGCGTCACTCGGTTTTTCTCTACACCAATGATGAATGGTCTGCGACACTACACCACTTTGGTTCGCAATGGTTGTTACTTTGAGATTACTCTCTTTAATTATTCTACTTGTAAGTCCTACTATGTCTTTCATTGTTCGCTCCTATATCCGCAACTATCGCATACCATTCGCCCGCCACTGCTTTCTTTCACGCTCGTGCTACCATAAGGCACATAAGTGTCAAGGCTCTCATCGTGTTCAAATGTGAGTTTATTCCCGCAAAGTGGGCATACTCCATTCTCGACAAGTTCTTCTTCGAGTTTGTCCGCTTCTTGCGATATAACTCGTATCACGTCGTTTGGATTGTTCTTAACTTCATTGATAAAGCCACGCAAGATTTCCAAATTGTCAAAGTCCACATCTTGATTGAAATAGTCCATAATTGCACTTGTACACGGCACTTCGGTTTCTTCTTGTTTTTTTGGTTCAATCATTGTCTTGAAAATATCTTCAAAAATCGGGTGCAAATTGCTCATTGTTGTCCTCCCCTTTCCTCGGCTATCACAGTGCATACAAGTTCCCTATCGCCATAAAACGCTTGCATACCTTGTAATTGCAATATAATAGTTTTAATGTTCCCTGTAATTGTTAATATCATAGTATTACTCCTCTTTCATTTTGAATTTTGTCGGTCTACCACTTTTTTTGTAGTAGCGTTGTCTATTGTTGATTTCTTCTTCGGTTGGGTATCGATATTCCGTTCCGCCCTCAATTTCGTGGATTCGCTGTGCTACATTCATAACCGTTGCACGACTTACCCCACATTTCATTGCAAGTTCATCAATCCTTGTCATCGCACACCTCCTTTATTAAATTATCTACATTTTAGCACCATTCCACAATATTGTCAATGGTTTATCAACGGTTTTTCAAATATTTTTGCAATAAAAAACCGCCCTGTATTTCAAGAGCGGTTGTGCCACGAGTTCACGGCAAACTCAACAATATTCGCTATTCGTGACGATTTGTGTGAATATTATTTGTCCCAAATATCACACTAATATAATAAGGTATGTGTAAGTAAAAGTCAATAGGTTATTTTACAATATACATATAGTATTTTAGTGTTTTGTTGCCACCGACATCTTTGTCATCGAGCCAATCGATTGCAAGTTGCACATAGGTGTTCGTGTCAAATCGTGGGTTATAGTAGTCCGAGTACACCATATTGAGTGTAGCGTAAAAGTCGCTTTTGTCAAGGTGCGGGGCATATTGTTGTCTAACATTCTCCGTTTCTTCCCAAGTCCAATGCCCACCTTTTGTGCCGTCCTTGTTCTCCATACACGAAACCCACTTCTTTGCGAGTTCTTCACCCAAGTGTCCGTCATACGCAATCTTGTGAATTTTATAGGCAATCTCACAATACTTGTCCTTGTCGTTTTCACGCAAATCTTCTATCACGTCATTAAACAAATCTTCAAGGGCTTCCATATCGTCTTTCTTGCCATACTCAATGATATGTCGTATATCGTGTTTAATCATTTTTGTTGTTCCTTTAAGAGCCTAATAATCTCTTCGTTCTGTTCGATGATAGTTGACAGCATAGAATTTTGTGTGTCTTTTAGTTCGCTCATTATTCCGTCCACTTGTTGCTTGTTTAATTCCAAGTTTTGCAAACCGACAATAAATGATAGTATAGTTAATACATCTAAAAATCCAAACTCGTCCATACTGTCAACCTACCTATTAAAGTTTAATCACCGACATTGCCACGTTCGACAAAGTGATTGCCACACCGCTATTTACAAGCGTTAAAACATCGACAATGCTTTGGCTGTTGTAAGTTCTTACGATTGCCGAGAAAGACAAACTGCGTGTTTCGGTGGTTGCCGTTGTGATTGTTGTACTTGCCGTGCCACCAATAACCGCCGAGCCGTTTTGTTGGAGTGTCAAAGTGACGTCTCCTGCGACAGGGGCAGTAAAGGTTGCCGTAACATTCACAAGATAAAAGTTTGAGCCACAATCACTTATAGCCACAGCACTTCCCGCTTGTCCGATTTCTCTACCACGTCTACGGACGATTGTGCTAAAAGGTATCACACCATTTGCCAACACCGAAGTCGAAGTTGTAGTTGCAACATCAATCAATGAATTACAAGACATAGTTTATTTCTCCTATATATAATTTTTAGTGGTGTCAAGTAGTTTTGCTTTACACCCATATTATAGTGTCAAGCACTTTCGCTTTACACCTAACATAAGGGGCAAGTTGCCCTGCCCCTATGCTATAAAGTCATCGGCTAACAGAGCCTTAATTTAGTTTTGCGTTAGTGTCAAATTGCGCCATAGCCACAGCCACAAGAGTAGCCACCACCGCAGAACGGCGCAGTGCCAGCATTATAACTCAATGTGGTCGGATAACGCACTACGCCACAGACTGCTTGTTGCAATTCAAGTTGACTAATTCTTCCTTGAAGTGCCGAGATTTTATCTTCCGCAAGTTTGTCAAGCACTTTTTGGGTTTGTGACGTGATGGTTGCATTGATAAGTGCAGTTGATTGGTCGATGTGTGCGTTAGTGTTGGCAACCGCAAGGCGATTTTCGCAGCAACAGGATGCAAGTTGCTCTCTTGTGTTGCTGAATTGTTGCGCCATTTCGTAACCGAGATTGCAAATTCCGCTGTATGCCGCATCTGCCTTGTTTTCGATACGATTGCCGTTGTTCATAACTTGACTTTCAAGACGAGTGAAGTTTGCACTGTTGTTCAAATCTTCGACTGTCGCACATCTTCCGTCAACTCCACGACCGTAACCAAATCCGCCGAAGCCGCCCATACCGAACAATATAAGCAGAGCAAAAAGCCAAATCGCATCGCCACCGCCCAAGTCAGCACCGCCGTAAGGGTTCATACTCATAACAGGTTGAATACCACTATCCATTGTTTGTTTCTCCTTTATAATATATTATTTATACATAACAGCATTAGACGTCATTTGCCGTGTTGTATTATTGTTTAAGTGCATTTATGATTGCATCTGGGTTTATACCTTGCTGTTTGCACATATTCTCAAAAACAGTCTTTGGGTTTTGTCCTTTGCACATTTGCATAACTTGTTGCATTTGGGGATTGTTCTGCAAGATTGCCGTTGGGTTTCCCTTTGACAGTGCCATAAGCCCCTTTACTTGTTGTATTTGTTGCATAAGTTGTGGCGGTAGTCCACCATTTTGCATATTATTACCACCTAATATATTCATTTCTTATCTCCTATAAAAGCGTGTAATATTTCATTCTCGTCTTTGAGTTTTTGCACTTGCTCTTTAAGCCTTTTGTTTTCGGCTACCACTCTCTTATATGCTAACTGTTGGCTTGGTTTGAGTTGGTTGGGTTGTGGTGTTTGTTGTTCCATACGATGTACTCCTTGTTGTTAGTTTTGCTATTTTATCATTGAGTGCTTTGATTTCACCTTGTAGTATGGCAAATTCTTCTCTTGGCACATAGTTTGATAAATCTATCGGAGATTGCGCTACCGTTGCCGTATCGGTGTTACACTCGGTAATTTCGTATGCCTTGACTTCAAACTGCCCATTGCTATCGACTTTCTTTTGGTATAGTATTGATTTATCGTTATCTAAAAAGATATATTCGCTGTTTGGGGGCAACCGATAAAGTCTTACATCTTCAATGCCACTAACATAAGTTTTGTTTGTGTTAATTGTGGGCTGTTGAGATTGCATTTGTTGGAATGGGTTTTGTGTGTACGGATAGCCATAAGGTTGCGTTGCCGTTGGCATAGAGTTCCCAAAACCATAGTTGTTTGCATAATTAACCATTTGAGTTTTCCTCCAAAATTAAAAATATATGTTCATTGTCACCAAGCACGGTGGGAATTGCGCTCGGCTCAACTTGTATCAAACCTAATTCTTCGTAAATTTCCATAAAGCACACCGCCTTATCGTTTTCGTCAATTTGAGAGTATAAAAAAAGAGCGCAGAATACAATCTACACTTTATCTACAAGAGCCTAAAAACGAGAAAAACCGCTCGATGCCACACGAACGGCTTAACTCGATTTCTTATAAGGAGGTCTATCTAATGACCGTAATTATCGTAACACGGCAAAGCAAATAAGTCAAGGGTAAAAAAAAGAAAAGCCGCCAAGAGTGCGCAATTTCTTGGGGGACTAATCTTGACGATACTGGCATATAGCGTATCGTGCGGTTCGTGTTACATATAAAATATCACATATGCTATTATTTGTCAATAGGATTTTACCGACATTAAGTTTTTCCGACATCGGTAAATCTTCACATTCTATATGACATTATTATGCTATAAAGACAGTATTGTATTATTATAAATTATTTATCTAAAAGTTTTTTCTTATATCTCCACCTATCTTGCAAAATGGTTTGTGGTTCAACATAGTATTTCTCGGCTAAATCCACTACCGAAGTGCTACTCCGCAAAATATCCCATACATATTCCACTCGGTCACGGCGCACTTTCTTTGACAAGCAATATGCAGTAAATTCGTCTTTGGCGCAATCATAGAGTGAAAACTCACGGCATTGTGCCTCTTTTTCAAGTTTCGTGATTTTCTTTTGTCTATCAATAAACTCTTGCGCTACCCACGATAAAAATGCGATGATAAAACTCACAAACACGGCACTAAACAAAGCCACGCTTGTCGGCATAACTCTTGGTATTGCAAGATAACCGATACTCAACGTCAAAAATGTGCATTTCATAGTTGTGTCTGCGTGATAGGTTTTGGGGAATTTATATCTCAATGCAAACAAAGCAATGATTTGCAAGCAAGCCTCAATGTACTTGTCCGTAAAATAGGCAATAGGAAATAATAAGAGTGCCACTATTAAAAGTTGTGGTATTCCACGAGAGTAAAGTTTACCCTGCACCGATAACCAATGCAGGGCGTGCCTTACAACGATTTTACTTCTCGTCCGAAGTTTCACGCATTCTTTCGAGTTCGGCTTTATCGGCTTCATATCTCTTACGTTTCTTTTCATCATCACAAGTGGCGATTTTCTCATCAAGTTTTGCGATTTCTTCATTGATTTCTCTGTCGTAGCCCTTATAAAGCGGCGGCATTGCTTTTCCCATAAATTTCTTCTCCTTATATAAATTTGCATATAAATAGTATAGCAATAACCATACATACGCATCAATCATCATTATTGCTTGCGATAGGAAGTTTATATCTATGCACATTAGATTTTCACTTCTAATATAGCCAATCACAAGTTGC